TCCTTGTTAGCCGGCAAACACCGGCGTGCGATTTGGTTGCCTGTCAGGGTTGCTTGATCCTTCACCCTCAACCGGGGACATCAGAGCTCGACCGTTGCTGTCGCGTGCGTTCTGCAAGTTCTCCATCTGGAGTCGGATTTTGTCCGCTTCCTCTTGAGGACGCTCATGGTGCATGACCGTCATCACTTCTTGGAAAACATCCATCGGCAACTTGAACAGCAGCATCTCGTTGCATGAGATGTACCCAACGTGCTCGCCTGCCTTGACGCGATAGTCTTCGTACCCGGGAAACTCTTCAGACTTAACTGGAACGTACCCGAGGCGGATTCTCTTGTCGATGGAGTCGTAGCTGTTGGTGGTTGAAAGCCAGCAAAGGTGCCAACCTGACAGTTCTGGCAGTCTGGGCAGTGCTGATTGCGTCCACTCCTCGCTCCACATCTTGCGACGTTCCTGCGTAGAAGCAAACTTCTCCTCTGGTGCTGCCCGGCTTGCGTCCTCGTTCGCACGAGTTTCGCGTCCACCAGCATTCAAAGATTTTTTGAGACGTGATTCCATTTCAATACCCCCGGTTGTTTCGTGATTCGGTTGCGTAACGCTTGACCATCCTGGCCCGCTTTGCAGGGTCTTCCCACATCCCCGCGTCCTTCATCGCTCGCACCTGTTCGGCGGATAGCGTGAAGGTGCGGTTCGTGCCCCCAAAAGCGGCTGATGCCTCGCGTCCTGCACTTCCCACGACATTCCGGGGCGATCTGGACCCACCCCCTTCGGCCCGATTGTAACGATGCGGCAGATACTTTTGCAAGCGGCTGTCAAGTTCGTCCCAATACTCCGCTGTTCCCGGGTTCCAACCGTCGGTGACAAGGGACTCGTCGACCTGCTTGGCAATCTTGCTGTCGGTGTCGGAGAGGTCCGGCTTGTACCACTCGTTGCGGTCAATCCACTTGGCCGCGTGGCGTTGCACACCGGGGTCGATAGGGCGCTGCTGGGGCGCATGGGGCTGGTTGGCCTGCCGCTTGACCGCTGAGAGCTCGTCGAGCTGTTTGCGGGCCTCGTAGAGCAGTTCCTGCGCCTGCACCGCGTCATCGCCGTTGCCGTTGGCCGTGGCCTCGGACAACTTCATCTTCGCGTACTCAAGCCGCACGCCCTGGTCCTCGATCGCCTTGTCGAGCCGGCCCAGGTCGTGCTGCTGGGTCTTGCGCTCGACGTTCGAGAGCCGGTTCATCAGCTCCTCGTTCTGACGCTGCAGCATCCCGAGGCGGACGTCCTTCTCCTCGTTCGTCTTGCGGATCAGGTCCTTCTTGGAGCGCCGGCGTGCCCTGCGCGCGGCCCTGACGGCCTCGCTGTCGTCCGGGTGGTCGACGTCGCCGTCATCGGCTTGGCGGGGTTCACCGGCATCGCCGCCCTGCGAGAACTCAACACTATCGGGGAGCTCAACGGTCGCGGTGCCGTCGGTGTCCTCTTCGACGTGCATTATTTCTTCGTTCTTGTCTTTTTCGGCCATGGTCGTCCCCTTAAACGAAGGCTTTGAAGCTCAACGGGTCACAGGTGACCTTGCTGATGATCTCATGGTCGTTCAACACCATGAACAGCACCGGGTCCTCGTGACGATCGTCGCCCGGCGCGGGGCGTTCCCACCGATCCCCGCCCCATTTGGGCACGCGGATGTAGTCGCCGATCGCTGTCCAGCTACCTTCAGGCCAGGATGCCATGGTGTCGCGGTTCTTGAACGCCAACGGGCCGATGGCGACCACTTTGGCGATCTGACCGTTCCATTTTTCGGTCTCGCGGGTCTCTTCGACCAGGATAATGCGGCCTTTTTGCTTTTTGGTGCGCCTGAGTTGCACCAGAATGCGCCCGCCGAGCGGGGCAAGGCCCGGATCGACGTCTGGGAAGGACCAAGCAAGCTCGGACTCGTCAGATGGCCTCGAAATACCCTCGATAAGGTGAATTTTTGCTACGTTTTCCACACAAACTCCACACAAAGCACATATTTCAGTGCGTTTTGACAGCGCATATTTCAGCGCACTTGGGGCCAGATGGCCTTATTCGTCTTGCTCCGCGAGTTTCGCGTCAATCGCATCCAACATCCACTGCAGGCCCTGGTATTCACCGACAAGGCGCTGGTAGGTCTCAAAATTAGGGGCGTGGCCCTGCGCAAGCGACAGGCGGAGCGCCGCCTGCCTGTCCTTGATCACATGGATCAGCGCACCAATCACTTCTGCTTCTTCAAGTGGCTCAAGCCCCCGGTGGGTTTGGCCGGGGCTTTACTGCCGCCCTTGGGTTGCATGCTGGTGCCGTCAAGTTTCGCGCCCTGCGCCATGCGCTTGTGCATGGGCACGAGGATACTTTGCTGCTCTTGATCAGATGTTGCCATTTGGTACTCCTTGGGGTTGGGTTGCTACTACTGTTTGGTGCAGTATCTTAGCGTTCTCAATCGCTATTTGCGCCTCACGTTGCATCTCGGCGATCTTGATCTGGGTATCGCTGCGCAACTGCTCGCGCTGCATGTCGGCCTGGATCTGCGCCATCTCGCGTTGCATGTCGGCCTGGGCCTTGGCCTGTTCGCGCTGCATTTCAATCTGCATCTGAGCCTGGGCCCGCTGGACGTCGGCCTGGGCCTTGGCCTGTTCAAGCTGGCCCTTGTTCTGCGTGTCGGCCTGATCGCGTTGCATGTCCGACTGCAGCTTGGCCTGGGCGAGTTGCATGTCCTGCTGGTCCTTGGCCTCCTTGCGCTTGGTCTCGGCCATCGAGGTGTCCTTGACCACCTGGGCGTCGGGCGGCAGGACCGCGGCGGGCGCGTACTGCTGGGCGACCTGCTGGAGCTGCTGGATCTGCGGCAGGATCTGCGAGAAGACCTCCTTGCTGTCGAGCGCGACGTGCTGCCCAACGCTCGCGTAGAGCTGGTCGATGATCGCGGTCAGCTTGGGGTTGTCGTAGTTCGCCACCGGCTTGCCGCCGCGCAGGTTCGCCACGTAGCCATTCATGCGGTTCAGGTACCAGAGCGTCATGTGCTGCTTGATGTGCTCGATCGCGTTGTGCGTGAACTGCGGTGCGATGAACGGGTTCGATCCGAACGACGGGTCCAGGCCGAACATCAGGTGGCCCTGGATGTGGGAGATGTGGTCCTGCTGCAGGTAGGCGTACGCCGGCTGGCCGATCGACATGGCCGCGTTCTCGTCCGCCAGGGTGCGCTGCTCCGGTGCCGGCACGTTGCGCAAGAGCTCGCTGACGTTGGGGATCTTGAGCTGCTTGAGGAACCGCTCCTCCACCGCCTTCGCGTCGTACAGGTCCGGGTTCTTGTCCGACCGCTGCAGCACCGACTGCATCTGCGCCATGCGCTGCGTCTCGCTGAAGATGTGCGGATCGCTGACGGGGATGACGTCGGTGTTGCGGTTGAAGTCGTCGCGCTGGATGTTCATGTCCTCAACGATGTCGCCCTTGCGCATCTCGTCGAAGTGCCACCGGTTCAGCCGGCACAGGATCTTGATCAGCCGCTCCTGCGACTTGTGCAGACGGGCGTGGATGGCGGAGTAGACCGCCGCGCCCTGCTCGATCAGCGCCTGGGTGGTGCCCACCGGCGCGTTGGACGTGACGTCAGCGATCTTCTCCTCGCTGGTGGTCACCACCCCTTTGGCGGCGGTACTGAGCCAGCCCAGGAGCTGGAAGAGCACCGGTGACGGCGGGTTGAACGGCATGGGCATCGCGATCTTGCGGATGTCGTCCACGCCCGGCGCGCCCTCAATCTCGGCGACCTGGGTGACTTCGACCTGCTGGGTCTGGCCCGAGAGCTTGGCGCCCTTGAGCTTGAGCATCGTCGCGGCGTTGTTGATGTGCGCCGAGTCGAGCAGCGCGCGCAGGGCGCCGGTGAGCGCCGCCGACAGCCCGCCGATCAAGTGGGGCAGGCCGATCGCGAACGCACCACGCCAGGGGATGAACTTGAACTCGACGATCCAGTCGAGCTTGGTCATCGTGTCGTCGCCGTCCTCCCAGTTGCGGTACAGGCCGATCACCTTGCTGGACTGCTCGTCCACCATCATGATGTACGGGGCCATCTCACCGTCGCTGTGCTTGTCGTCGTCGAATTCGAGGTAGGTGTAGATGTGGAAGACCTTGCGCAGGCCGTCCTCGTTGTCCTGGAACGCCTTGCCCTCAATCTTGTCGTTGGCCTTCTGCGCCTTGGTCTGCTCGGGCTCGATGGACGACGTGAACGAGAACCCGTCGATGTACATGCCGTTGCTGACGCGCCGCTTGTACTCCCACTCGGTGATCTCGTGGACCTCGGCAGCGCGCTGCGCCGCGTAGAAGTTGGACGCGGCGAACGGCAGGATGATCCGGTCGATTGGCAGGAACTCGATTGTTGGGCGCTTCTGTTGCTCGTCGTACCAAACCTTGATGTACTGCGAGCCGCCCAGCGGGAGCTGGGTGAGCATCTGCTCTTGCTCGTCCCGGAACTCCTCGATCTGCTCGGTGATCTGCCAGTTCAGGAAGTCCCGCTTGCGCTCGGCGCGCTGCTGCTTCAGGTCATCGACCTCGCCGATGATCTTGGTTCTGACAGGGCCGTCAGGCGGAAACATCTCCTTGATAGCGCGTGATGCAAAGTCCACGCAGCCCTCGGCCATGATCGGGTGCACCGCGCGGCTGGCGCCCATGAAGTTGGCACCACCGGGTGCGTCCTTGCCCAGGCCAGTACGCCGAATTCCCTCCTCGTACTGCTTGTCCCGGTCCTCCCGCGCATTCTTGTCCTTCTCCAGCAAGTCGATGTAACGCATGGCGAGCCGGTCAAGCTCGTAGGTCTCCATCGTCTCGGCCATGTTGGCGTAGAAGTCGCGCGACTCCTCGGGGCCGACTGTCTCCATGGTGACAACAGCCGAGCCGTCCGGCATTTCCATTATGTCGGCGGTATCGTCCGGCAGGTCTACGTCCACCGACCCGTCGTCATTCTCGTCCAGGTCTTCGTCGCGGGTATCTCTGTTCATACTATGCCTTCGAGTTTGAGCGTCGTGCACTCAGGGCCTGCCGCATTTGCTCGGTCGATGGCGGGAGTGTAACTCCGCCACCATGTGAGTAAGTTTCGCGTTTGCCGTACTTTGGTTTCTTTGCCAGTACCAGCGGGCCGATTTGCACAACGTGTTCGGAGTGGGTCACCGGTTGCAGGGTCTTGCGGTCGTAGAAGAACCCGTGCCGGCGGGGGTCCATACCCACCTGGGCCCAGTCGGGGTGGTGCAGGTGCTCCTGCATGAGCTTGACGGCGTCGTTTTCGCTTATGGGGTGTAATTCGCCTTTGATGCGCGCAAACGGTGACTTATCCTGTTCACCGGTGGCAACTCTTTCCGCTTTTTCTGGCTTGGGGTCAAACACGGCATTCTTGACCGACGACACCGGCCCGTAGGACGTGTTGAACTTGTCGCCTTCCTTGCCCTCTTCGTCGTGGATTGAGTTGACCCAAACCCCGTGGCGCTCGTAGGCCGGGATGTCCAGGCGCAGGCCAACCTTGCGGCCCGCAGGCCACTGTTCTGCGCCGCGCCAGTGTGGCTTCTGGGTATCTTTCAGCGCGCGCGCCGCGTCTTCGTTGCTGGCCGGTTGCGGCACGAAGTCGTAGGGCTTGACCGGCTTGTGCTTCAACACGATGCGGTCGTACTCGGCGTGGTCGATTACCCCCGCGTGCAGCGCCTTCACTGCGGTTTCCATCTCGGGGATCTTGCGCTGCAGGGTCTCGTCCTTCACCGTGGGCCTGACCTCGACCTTGCGCTTGACACCACCACCATCGGCCATCTTGCGCATTGGCCCGAGTGCCGCCAACGCCTGCCCCTGCGGCGTCATCGACAGGATGTTGCTGCCGCTGGGCTTCTGCTTGGGCGGCGGGATGTTCGGCGGCTCCAGGCCGGCAGGCTTGCCGGTGGGCATCCCTGGCTGGTTCCTGGGCAGCGGCGGTGGCATACCCGGCATGCCCGGGCCAGGGCCGCCTGGGGGCATTCCAGGGCCGCCTGGAGGCATTCCTGGCGGCATCCCCGGCATCCCCGGCATTCCTGGCGGCATCCCAGGCATGGCGGGGCCACCAGGGCCGGCAGGCGCGGCCTGCGTGAGCTGATGCCCTGGCATCTCCGGCTGGAAGTCAACACCACCGGCAGGCAGGTCGATGCCCTTGCCCGGACCCGGCGAGATGTACTGCTTGACCTTCATGTCCGGCGCCTCGTCCGCGCCGATGTTCCTGACGTTAGGCGCCTTCTTGCCCAGCGTGGTGTGCGCCAGCATCTCGTCCATGGAGACTGAGCCGCCCTTGGCACGGCCCAGGATTGCTTTGCGTTTGGCAAGATACAGCGGCATGATCTTGTCGACCCATTCTTGGTCATACTTCTGGATAGGCATGCTCATGGAAAACGATCGGGGATCCGCCGCTGTGCTCATGTTCAACTCCCTACGCTTGGCTTCCCATTCCGGGAACATCTCTCCCCGGGACATGGGCACCTCAAACCGCCCCGTATGCTTGCCTGCGCTCTCCGCGCTGTAATCCTCGTGGGGCATCGTTGCTTTTCGGATGATGCGCCCCGTTGGTTCATATTCCCCAATTGCCATCCCCATTGAGTGAACGGGTAGGTTCAGTTGTTCTGGATCCGATATTGCGACGCGCGCATGGCCGACGCTGGGCATGCCAGCGTTCTGGTATGGCGCCGAGTCCATCAGTTTTACGAACGCCTTGCGCATCCCAGGCGCGCGCCTAGTGTCAGCCATGAGCTGTTCGTGCAACTCTGCGGGGTTTTCAACACCAGCAAATTCCGGGTATCTCTTGCGCATGCCCTCGTTAAAAGCATTGCCAACGTCCGGGTGCGGTGGGTTGTTTTGAAGTTGCCCCACCAGCGTCTTGCTCAAGGGTTTGCCAAAGTCAACACCGGTTGGTGTCATAGACGCATGTAGGCCATAGACCTTATCCACACCCGGCATGCCAATGGCAGTTTTTACCAGCTTGCTCTGCCGCGTAATGACACCGGGGGCAGATGACCAGATAGAACTCTCGCCCGGGGGTTTGATCTTGCGCATGTGGTGCGCGCCTGCCTGCATCCGTACTGGTGTAGGTAATTCCTCATCGCCAACGTGCGTCAACAACCCCAGACGGGCCATATCGCCGATCAGCGGAATGCCAGCGCCGCCTTGCAAGTTCTCAGGTGTGATGAACTTCTCTGGCGACACGGGCTGGCTCGGATCCGCCCGCTCTTTGTAGCCCAGGGTCCCGATAGGCGCGCGCAGCTTGACTGCGCTGACAGGGTGGCTGATGCCCAGGTTCACGTTCTCCGCGGCGGAGAGCTTCTCGCCGCTCCTCCACTTGTCCATGATCCGCTGGTACTCGGGATCGCTCTGCGGCAGCAGCACGGCCTTGGGTTGCTTCGTGCCGCCGGCCAAGTGCTTGACCATCAGGGCGTGGCGCATCTGCTCAACGTCACCACCATCGGCGTACCCGCGCATGGCCTTGATCAGGTCCTCGTGCGTGGTCTTGGTGCCGCCGCGCTGGTCCCACACGTCGTGGTGGATCAGGTGCTGGGCGTAGGGCGCGAGCTCTTTGGGGATCTTGTACCCCAGGGCGTCCTGGCGCGCGATCAGCCGGTCCACCGCCTCCTGGCCGCCCAGGCCCTTGCCGCGCGACATCATGCCCTCGGGCGTCTTGGTCGGGTGCGACAGCGAGTGCAAGTTGAGCTGGCGAGCGTCCAGTGTGGGCAAGTCACCACGGCCCAGCAGCGAGCCGATGAACCCCGACTTGGCGCCAGCGATGCCCCGGATGTTGCCGGCGAACTTGCGGTAGTCATCCTTGCCGCCGGTCACGGCGTAGTTGGCGCTTGCCACTCGCTGCGGCAACGTCTTCGTTGCGTACTGCATGGCCTCCACTTGGGCGTTCTGCTTGCCGAACGGCGCGAACTTCGCGCGCAGGTCTTCCATTGCCTCGGGGTGGTCCTCGCCGCGCATCGAGGCATCGAGGTACTTCTGCCCCATGGGTGAGCCCAGCCACTCAGCAAACGCGCCTTCAGGCCGCACCTCGCCGCCCGTCTTGGGCAGTTTCATGCCGCGACTGGTAGCCATCGAGTGCGACAGCCCGCCGCGCCCGATGCTGCTCTGCGTGATCGTGTACGCCTTGACCAGATCGCGCGGCGTGAGCTCCCCGGCCTGCGCCTTGGCGTTCATCTCGCGCATGTAGTCGGCGTAGGGCGTGACGTGCTCGGGCAGCTCGCGCCGGGCTGACAGCTCCTGGCGGATGCGCTCCATCGGGTGCCACTTCCAGTCGTCGATCTTGCTGGTCTTGGGGTCCTGGTACGGAGGCTGCTGGCCCTCTTTGAGCTTGACGGGTTTCACAGCGCCTCCTTGGGCCTTGGTGATGTCTGGGTTCGTCGTGTCGTACGTGCCACGGTTGCCGATTGCCGACTTGATCTGGTGCGGGTGGAACACGTTCACCTGATTGATGTTGCCTTCCGTATCCCGCAATATCGCCGCGTCATGCCCGAGCGCCTTCAGTCTCTCGACGTGCTCGCTCGTCATCGGCACCAGCGGGTCGCGGTCGAAGTAGTACGGGTTCTTGATCTGGGCGTGCACCGGCATAACGTTGGTGCCGGTGGCGTCGCCCTTGATCCTGCCCTGAAAGTTTGCGTACGCGCCCGCCTTACCTGGGTGCGGCGTCAGGTACACGCCCGGGCCGAGCAGGCCCTTGGCGCCCGGCTTGAACTCGGGGATGTCGTTGAGCGACCCGTGGTACAGCACGTCCTTGACCTTGCTGGGCTTTAGGAACGCCTGCCGGCCCTTCTCGCGCATCTCTGCGCTCATCTGCCCGACGCTGGGTGCCTTAGCCATGGTGGTGTCCTACCGCTTGATTTGCGCCAGTCCGCCTTGCGCGTACCGGGTCACTTCTGTGGGCTTGAACACCGCCGCTGTCGGCATGCCCAAGTTTTTATTGAGCACGCCGCTGTACCCGTACTCGTGCGCCAGTCGTTCAAGATCGGTGAAGGCTTCCTGCGGGTAGGCCACGCCTGGGTTGTACTTGGCGGTCACCGGGTTGACGTTGTGCTCGATCGCCAGCCGGTGCAGTTTCTCGGGGTCCGCCGCCACGTCGTACAGGTTCGGTACCGTGGCGCGATACCGATTGGCGCCCAGGCCCATCTCACCACGCTCCGGCCTGCCCGCGTAGAAGTACGTCCGATCGCGTTGCGCCGCAGGGTTTTCCAACCGTGAAGCATCCGCGCCCTTGATGCCGGTGCCGTACCGCGTCGGGTCTGTCTGGGTCAGCGCCGGGTCAGGGCTGAAGTGCGTCAGCTCGGCTTCAACCCCGTGGGCCGGCTTGATGATCTCGCGCAGGTACGCCGGCACGCCGCCCTTGTAGTCCCCCCTCAAGAACTCTGGCGGCAGCAAGGACGCCTTGTTGGGCGCGTACTGAAACCCGCCCAGCAGCTCGCGCTTGTGCGCCAGGAACTTCTCGGCCTCCTCGTGGTGCCCTCGCCGCATGGCCTCGTGCGCGGCCTCGGTGGCCTTGCGCACGCCTTGCTTAAACTCGGCGTTGAGCGGGCTGTAGTTCACCACGCTATTCGCGCCCCGGGTCTCTGGGGTCATTGCCATGTTTGCCAGCGGGCTGTACATGGCCGAATGCGCCGCCCAGGCGCCCTCTTCGCCCTTGGGGCCAAACTCGTACCCGTGCACCGCGTGCCCGTAGAAGTCGTGCACTGCCCGAAACAACTCGGTGCTGGTGAGCCCCGTCTCGGGATCCACTTCCGACATCTTGTCGTGCGGGTCGCCGCCCTGGAACACCGACAGGTGGCGGTTGTTGTGCACGTCGTGCAGCATCTCCTTGCTGGTGCGGTAATCGCCCTCGCCTGCCCGGTGGAAGCTCATGTTCACCGGCAACGAGTTAAACTGCAGTTTGGTCTCGTGCTTAAGTTGCTCGTACGCCCTCGTGAGCAGGTCGTCGTAGTCCCGAGCATCACCCACCACCTCGGGCATCTTGCGCCGGTATGCCTCGAACACCGCCTCCTTGTAGGCCGGGTCCTCGGAATTCGCTAGCGTTTGAATGCGCCCGATCGGCCCCTGCTTCTGCAGCGAGCTCTCGGTGTTGGGCATCGGCGCGTAGGGTTTGCCCAGGAACTGCCGGCTGTACTGATCCGCCGCCTCATGCGCGACGTTGTTCTTGCTGCGAATCAGCTCTCGGATCTCTTCGCCCGAAAGTGGTTTCGGAGCTGCGCGTTGTGCAGATCCGCGTGCATTGTCGGGATCCGCCCCACCTTCTTCTCGTAGGCTTTGTAGTCGCGCTCCAGTGCCTTCAACAGCTCGCGGGCGGACGCGGTAGAAAGGGCCTTCTTGGCTTGTGGCATAGCGTGAATCCTTCATGGTGTTGACCTCACTGGTCGTACGGGTTGCCCCGCCGCTTGTTGCTCGTCTTGTCGGCGTCCGCGTAGTCGTCCTCGTCCAGCCAGTCCTTGGGGTAGTCGATCGTCAGCCAGCCGGCGTCGCGCAGGTAGCGCAGGCCCTGGCTCATTGCGTCCACGAAGTCGTCGTGCGCCGTGCCCTCGGGAAAGCTGCAGATCTGGCTGATCATGCCCTCGGCCCAGTCACGCACGAACCCGCGCTTGTTGCTGCTCTCGGGCACCCAGACACGCCCGGCCTTAATGATGTTCGACACGATCGACAGGCGCTGGATCTTGTCGGCCCGGCCCGGATTGTAGGCTTGCACGGGCACGCCGGCGCGCTGCAGGTCCTGGATCAAGCTGATGCCGGCGCTCTTGTCCTCCACCAGCAGCAGGTCGACGCGCTTCTTGTTCTTGCCCTCACCGTACACCGTCTCGTACTCGTCGAGCACCTTGGGGCGCAGGTCCGGGTACTGCAAGTGCTCCTGCCAGCAGTCGACCACCAGCGCGCACATGCTGCCGTCCTCGGGCTTGAAGATCCCGATCGTGATGTGCGCCGTCGGGTCGTTGATCGTCTTCTCGCTCGTCGCGCAGTCCAGGCTCTGCAGCACGAACTCGAACTTGGGCAGGGGCTTGGCCGCCGGCCAGAGCTTGAACCAGTCCCGCTTGACGATGCCGCCCTCTTCCGGGTCGATGATCTCGGCGTGGATCTCCTGACGGCCCAGCTTCGTGCCCTCGTACTGCAGGATCTGCTTCTGGAACGATGGCGCGAGGTTCTTGATGTTGGCGTAGGTCGACGCGCGCGTGACCGCCACGTCGTCGCCGTCTCGGTCGATCAGCGCCATCACCACGTCCTTGGGCTTGGGCGTGGTCGACGCGATCAGCTTGGTGTGGGTGCCCAGGCGGATGCCGAACTGGATCATGTCCCAGGACTCCTGCAGGTACTCCCAGGCCGCGAGCTCGTCGAGCCAGCCGCCGTGGAACTGCGGACCCCGGAACCGCTCGGGCTCCGATGCCGGTATGCCCTTGATCAGCGTGCCGTTGGTCAGCGTGAGCTCGTGCAGCGTGCTGTTGTACTTCGCCACCAGCACCGGCGGGATGACCGCCAGCAAGCCGCTGTCGCCCTCGTAGCAGGTGCTGCGCAGGTCGGAGCTGGTGGGCGCCGACACCAGCCAGCGGGTGTTGGGTTGCTCCCAGGCCCACCAGCCCAGTGTCTCGGCGGCTGCCCGGGTCTTGCCGGCGCCGCGCCCCGCGCACATCAGCCAGATGCTCCACCAGTCCCCCGGCGGCTCGATCTGGTGCTTGTGCGCTTTCATGAGCCAGCGCGCGCGCCAGTCGAACGCCGCCCGCTGCGCCGCGGGGAGTTGCGAGTACTGCTTGAGGACCGCCGGGTCTTCGAGCAGCTCCAGCATTACGCGACGCCTTTGGTCTTCTCGAACGTGCGCAGGCCGCCCAGGCCGAGCATGCCGAGCATGAGCTCCCAGAGATTTCCGTCGATGCCCGGCAGCGCCGGCCATGCGTGCCCGGTCACGATGCCGGCCCACTGCAGCAGGGGCCGCGCGACGTACTGGCCGGCCAGCGCCGCAGCGCAGACCCAGCCGATCGCCGGGCGCCAGCCGCTGGTGAACGCGCTGGGGCTGGCCGCCTCGGCTTTGTTGGTGTCGAGCTGGCCCTGGACGATCGCCACCGCCGCGGCGAGCTGCGCCGCCTCGGCTGCCGACTTGTCGGGCCAGATCTTGCCGATCGCCGCGGTGGCGAGCTCGATGCCGGCGGTCAGCGGATCTACTGCCACTTGTCGGTCTCCATCTGCGTCGCGAGCCGCATCGCCCTGGCGGGCGTCTGCTTCGCCCAGGTGCTGTTGAGCATCTCCACCGCAGCATCGCCGTACTGGCCGTCCTCAACGCTGCCCAGGGTCCTGTGGAAGGCCAGCAGGCCCTTGGTGCCCATCTGGAAGGCCATGTTCACCAAAACGGCTCTACGGGGCTCTGAGAGCCTCGCAGCCCACGGCAGCGCCAACAGTACCTCGCGGGTCTTGGCCTTGATGTCGTTGTCGAGCAGGTAGTCGATCTCTTCGTTCGACAGGCCGCCGCCCTTGCGCGCGTCGATCAGGCGCCCGACGCCGATCGTCCAGTACCCGAGCGAATCCTGGTAGGCGCAGGACTCGGTGCCCTCGTCGCGCCGGAGTTGTTCGGTAAGTGTCACTTGTCGGCCTTTCCGTCGAGCCGGTCGAAGATCTTGCCGAGCATTTCCTTGATCTCTTTCAGGTCGGAGCGGTAGTCGTCGCGCGTCACGTAAGTCTTGGGCAGCTCCACCGACAACTTGGCAAGGTCGGCCTTGAGCTCTTTGACCGCCGACCATAGCTCGCGGGCAAACCACCCGGTGACGGCGGAGATAGTCCCCAGGCCGATGTCGATCAGGTGCTGGGGATCCATCCATTATTCCTCGGTTTGGCGCTTGAGCGCCATGTTCTTCAGCAGCTCGCCGAATATGTCGAAGCTCACCGTATGCTCGACCTTCGAGTCGTCCACCGTCACATTCTGACGCGAACCGTACTTCTTGGGGTCCCAGCAAGCGAGCAGGCGCAGGCGGACGTCCGTCTGATTCTTGCGCCACGAGATACTGCCCGGGTCGTACCGCTTATTGCCCAGGTCGTCGTGGACCTCCAGCGGTTGAGTATCGATCAGCCGCATGCAATCTTGCGCGATGATCTCGTATCCGGTATCCCGGGCGCGCGCGTACGCCAAAGCGAAGTCTGGGTCTTCGCGCTGCCAATCGGAAATTGCAACTGCACTTGGGTGCCCCGGCAGAGCGCACCATTGCGCCAGCGGCTTGCTCGACGCAATCCAGGCCGCAACGTCGAGCTTGAGCTCGGCCTTGTTCGGAAAATTGCTTATGCCCTTGGGGCGTCCTTTTGTAGCCATGCGCGCGAGTTTACATCGCGTCAAGCACCCCTTGCAAACGTTGCCGGAGCTGGCCTTCAATCCAGA